CTCGTACGGGTGTGGCACCTGCTGTACCACCTGTTGTTGATGTATATCTTACAAAAAGAGTCGCTGGGTCTGATCCAGAAGCATCTATTGCTTCGAGTACTTCCATACCTATTGAAGTAGTTCCAGATGTAAGTGTTACACCTACAAAATTACCAGACGGTAATGATGCACCTTGTAACTTTACAAATTCATAAACGTTGTTTATATTTACTGAACCCGGATTAACAGCAGCGCCTTGATTGAACAAGTGTTTACCTAAACGACCTATTTCAGCCTGAGTAATCGTTTGCATTTGAGTCAGCTCACGTGCTTGAAGTGCCCGTCCTGAATTAAAAAGAATTCGATGATAGTTTGCACTATCTACAAAATCATCTTTGTATGTCGTTGCAAAAGTATTTTTGTTAAATGTATTGGGCATTCGTTATAACCTTATAACCTAATGATTATTTTGATATCTTCTGTAGCGTCTGTGGATCGTGATACAGCTGCTCTATTATCTATATAGAGAATCTGACCTGTAGCAGGATCAACATCCCTTGCACTAACTACATTAGCACTGTCTATAGTCGCAGTACCGGCTGCGTTTTGTTCATTTATTACTTCACCATTTGCAAAAGTGAGAAACCCAGTTGTTTCATTTTGATGATAAAAAAGTGAGTTTGCATCTAGTGTATCGATAACTGCTTTAGCGCCAGATGTTTGACCAATAATTGTTTGATCTCTTGTAAATGCTGCATTGATGCTTGATATGTTCATCATGTTCAACGCATTACCAGTATTACCTGTATAAATTGTACCGTTCGCTGAGTCTTTAATATTACGCACTAGCATAATTTGTCTAAAGTCATTGCTGACAACCCAGTCAGAATCTTCGTCACCCGATGGCTTGACGTTAAACATAAGTGCTGTACATTTTAGGTCATCTCGAGGATCAGCGCCAAAACCATTCTTAAATGATATGATAGGTTCTGCAGTAGCATTAGTTCCACCGCCACCTGTCAGAGTAACTGATGCAAAGTCATAACCTGTACCAAAGACTTTAACTCCAGAAGATTCAGCCATTTCTATCTTAGAAACTGAACCACCATCAATAAATGCTGTACCCTTAGCGCCTGTACCATTACCTTGTATGTTAACAGTAGGAGCTGATGTATATCCTGATCCAGTATTAGTTAATCTATATCCAACAATTGCACCAGGAATAGCATTTTGTTGTACACTAAATTGTGTTGTATCATCAAGTGATGACGATGAATCAATGCTATTTACTAGCTTAACTGGTATAAAGTTAGAAGCTTGGAATTTACTTTCCCTTAAAGCACCAATTGAATATAAAAATTTCCATGTGTATCCATCAGCAGTCATTATATGATCTGCTGTACCAGTAGGTTTGACTGTAGAAGTAACAGCTTGCCCCGCCGCATTTTTACCCTGTTCTAAACAGATATAAACATACTGTTCATCTGTATACACATAAAAAGGTTGTGCTGGAATCTGTGTAACGTTATCATCATATGCTGAATAAACTGAGCCTGATGACCAGTTATATCTTTCAACACAAAAAGATCTGTCAGTAATAATTTTTACTGATTGCATAGAAAGTTGTGCATTTCTTATTTCACGAATGTTCTGGATAGGAGTAACAACTGTATCAGCCGAATCGTAAGGCTCAGATTTACCAACAGCAACATGATAGCTCACGCCTGTACTGTCTACATCGTTGATCAGAGTATCAATGACCCGTCTTTTAAAATTGTCTGTAACTATTGCTGGCATTTATCTATCCTATTGTTTTGATGCTAGGTGCCAATTCGCACCAGTCCATATCATAAATCCGGCTTGGTTTTGTGTAAATGTAGTATTTGTGCCGCCGGCAAAATTAGTTGGTTGTACAGTTGCTGTTCCTGTACCATTATTTACAAAATACTTTAACTCACCAATTACTGAACCATCAACTACAAATGCTGTTATTGTCGTAGATGAATTAAATATTGTGAGTGGTAGTTCAGCATCTACATTACCAGAAGCTGCCATCGTTGAACTAGTTAATGCAACTCGTGTATCTAATAATACTGCTCCATTACCTTTACCACCTAATGCTAAACTAACGTTCGTATCTGCACCACCTGCATATACTGATGGACTAAAACTTGTTGCTTCGTTACCCAGCGATACAAAATTTACCGCATTAGGAAACGCTTCATACTTTGTGACTGTCGCACCGTTAGTATCTAAAATCTCATTAACCTTTGGAAAGTTAACCGTTGCTGAATCTAATATTTTATTTTTTAACGATTGCGCATGAGTAGTCATAGCAAATGTATCACTATCGCCTAGACTTGGCAAACGTAATTGTCTGTTAGCAGTCAATGAACCTGGAATTATTTCATAATTATGACTCGAATCATCATCTTTAATCTTTGGATCTGTAAGTGCAGTTGCTGCTAATGTTTTATTTAAAAGTGTTTGAGCTGCTGTATCTAATACAACGGTACCGCTTGAATCTGGTATTGAAATAGTATTACTTTGTGTAGGGTCAACTACTTCTACTTTAGTTATAAATGAATTAACACTATTACCATTAAAATGAATACCATCAGAGTCAAGAAACAAGTATGGAGAAACCTGATCACTTTCGCCAAGAAACTGATATATTTCTTGAAAGTTTTGATTTATTTTTGTACCGGCATTACGAAGGGAATCACCTGTGCCATCGTTGGCACTTGCTCCGGTATTAATATTTTGTCTAGCCATGTTCTCTCTCTTTAAAAGTTATCACTATTTATAATAGTTTTAGAAGAAGTCGTTACTAAAATTAAGAAGTAATTGGTTATTACTTGACATTCTTGGATATGATGAATCACCTATAACACTATCTTCATCGAATCTTTGTGTTCCTGCGTTCGCACCTTCTGCAAGTGTATCAAAATTTCTATCGAATTCTGCAAGCGTCATGTTTCCTCCCTGTATTTGTCCTAATTGTATAGGAGCAAGAGTAAACGTTTGTTGAGTAGGTAGAATTTGTTGTACTATATGATTAGTTGCATTGAATTGAAATATTGCAACATCAGCTACACCAGTAAATTGTGGACCCGTAGAATCCGCAATGCCAGGAGGCATAATTAAATAATCTGGTTCTGCAATACCTACGAGCTGAACTTCACCAGCAACATACATACCTGCCGGATGCACAAATAATTTATAGATATCTCGCCATGTGTCTATAGGTAATGTAGACTTGACAAGCAAAGCATACTTCTGGTATAATTTATCATCAGTTAAATATCTTTGTTCATCAGGACCAATGCGAGATGCTGAAATAGTAATTTCAGGTGCATAGGGTGAAATACCTGCAGCATGATTTTCTTTTTCTTTGTCTAAATCGTGTAAATTACCTACAATAAATTGATTTTCTTTTGTATAAATTACTTCTGCAAATGAATTAAAGAATACTCTAAAAAATTGCTCAATACTATACTTAGTACCTTTTGATTTATATAATGTACTCGAATAGTCAGCGGCTTCTCTCTTGTTTCTAAAGCCTTCGAAAAACTGTTGGCCTAATAATAATTCATCTTCTATAAAAGATAATAGTGATATATCAACTTGCGTTATGTCACGATTTAAGAATAACTCATCTATAAGCTTTGTAGGCGAATTATCACCATCCATGTAACCATAATAGGCTTCAAGGAATTTGCTAAACTTAGGATATTCAGCCTGAAAATATTCAGGTAGAACACCAGATATTTGTTTTTTATCTTGAACCGATATAGGTCGTCGATTAATATCGCGTAATGTTTTATCTAGTGACATATTAGCTCGTTGTAACTACTGTTGCTTGTACAAATGATGGACCATCATCGAATACTACAATTTGATTTTGTCCAGGTGAAGATACAGATGGATTAGCTGCATCTGCTGATATTTTAATAAAATTATTACCACCTACAATACTATCTACTTTTATACCAACTAATTTCACAAGACCAGTAGCTGGTTCATATTCTCCTATATTGTCTATATAAACAGTATCTGTTGAAATTGCGTGCAACTGTAGTTTAGTGGTATTAATTTTATTTCTTATTTCTACTCTATTACCATCTAAAAAGAATGGTGTAGATCGTAAAACAATTTTTAGATCGTCTGGTTCTGCAATTGGTGATGCATATCTTAGTTCAACTGATTCAGATG